ATCTTTATGTTTTTTCATATCATTATCTAAAGCTTTCATCTTAGCAATATAATCATCTCTACGTTTTTGTTTATCTAATTCAAACTTTTCTCTATCTAACGGATTTTCAATTCCGTCAGTTGTTTCAGGTTTAGAAGAAAGTTCTAATTCTTTAAGATAAACTTTAGTTTCATTATCACGTTGATTTAATAAATCTTGAAGTTCTCTTTCAGCTTGAATATTTTGTTGTTCAAGTTGCATTTGTTGTTCAGCTAATTTATTTTGTTGTTGTGAGGCTTCATTATTACGTTGATGCATTTCTTCTTCAGCTGTTTCAAGTTTTCTTCTCATATCCATCAATGAAGGACTAAAATAAATATCCATAATAGTAGACATTGAACCACCATTTTGAATAAATGCTTGAGCATATTGTTTAATAGCTTGTTCAAGTTCAATTGACTTAGCAGTATTAGTAACTAATATACCATAATCAGATTCTGCAAAATCTTCACCTTCCATATTAAGAACTTCAATTGTTTGATCGTCTAATATGTATTGTACTTTTTTATTTTCAACACCTCTTAGTGCAATTTTAGCTACTTCTAAGAAAGCTTCTAACACTCTAAGTTTAACTTGTTCGTGTTGTGAAAACCAATATTCAGTAATATGTGATGATTGATTAACAGAACGTTCTACACCACCAACTGTTTCTCTATTAGAAATTTGTCCTTGTCTTTGTTGAGATACTCCACATATCTCACCCATTTCCATTTTAATAAATTCTAATAATTGAATATGTTGTTGAATATAAGAACCTGTTTCCATGTCCATTACTCTACCACCTTGAGTATTCATACCTCCAGCAAGTTTACCTGTAGAAGCACCGTGATTACCCTCTTTAAATGAATCAATTACAGCAATTTTATTAACTACTGCAAAATGCATCCATTTTTCAATTTCCCATCCTGCAGGAACTTTAGATAAATCTAATTCAAGTATTTTACCATAGTTAGACGCAATAGCTTTATTAAGTCTATCCCAAATAGCATCATACATATACTGGTAATTTTTAGCTCTATCCATTAATGATACAGCTTTACCTTGATTTGTATTATATATTTGACCTATAATTCCAAGATGTCCTTTTGATGGATTATTTGCTTTAGTAAACTGTACAGGTAAAGGACGCATTTTTAAATAAATATCTTTACCTATTTTGGTACCTTCCCAACCTTCATTAATCCAAAAGTCAGTTGTTTCTTCACCTAATTCTTTAATTGGAATATACTCTTCAGATTCAAAACGATATTGAGTTTCACCAAATTCATCATAATATTTTACTTTTTTAACTTTGCGTAATGACTTCCATCTTACTTTAAGTTCTCTAATATTACCATTTTCATCTGTGTAATTATTACCAAAAACATGACCATTTAATTCAGCCATATTAAATATGGAATCATACATTGCTACATTAGAAGCACTATCTCTAAATAATGTATGATTATCATAATCTTCTGCATATGCACTTCTACCACTATTTGTAGTATATTCCATTAAAAAATCAATATCAGATTCTTTTAATTCATCATAATATTCATCTACTAACTGATTAGGTGATTTATAATCTTCTATTACAATAATAGAAGCATCTTCAAATCTATCTGAATTACCACTTCTTACAGCATGTACTTTTAAAGGATTTAATTTTGTTAATCTCGGTTCATCAAAAGCAATATCTACAAGATATACTTCTTCTGCCATAATTAAAGCATCTTTAAAACCTTTTGCAAATTTATCTGCAAACCCTTGTTCTTGATAATAATATTTTAATATTTGATTAGCCATTTTTTCACGAATGTCTTGCCAGTTATATTTCATATATTTACCAAGTTCATCCATTTTAGTTTTTAATTCATCTTCTTTGTAATTAGCTTGTAAAAAACTAGCTAATTTTTCCATTAAAAACTTTTTTTTATCTTCTTCTTTTTTAGTAACTGCTTCTGAATTAGCAACAACTACTGACCAATCAAATCTTCTTTTTAATTCCTCTCCTACTAATAAATCAATCTTAGGAACAACAATAGGATGATGAGGAATATTATCTGGAATAAAAGAAGCTTCTATTTGTTGAGGATTAACAACATTTGTTAAATCTCTAATATCAACAATACCATTATAAAGATTAAGATTTATAATCTTATTTTTTAATGTTTGTCTTACTTCTTCATTGTGATAAAACGAATGTTTATCAGCATAATCCAAATTATCCTTTCGCCATTCTTTAGTCTTTTTGGAAAAAGATAGTTTTTGTCTAGGAAGTTGTAAATTATTTATTCTACCCATAGTTAAATTTTTATTAAACTATACAATATACAAAATTTTTGTTTAAAAACAAAATATTTTATCATGTATTAAAATATAGTGTTGAATTCTTAATAGCGTTTTGTTTTTTATAATTCTTGTTAAAAAAATTATCATCCGCTATAGATTTATATTTTACATCTTGATTTTCAATAGCTGTTTTAATTCTTTTATATCTATCTTCACGAAGTATCATTAACATACCAGCAGCAGATACACGGTCAAAGTTACCATCACTATTCCATTTAATACATTCTTCAATATATGCTAAACTTCTTAATCTGTGTAAATTTAAGCGAGGATCTTCATCATCACCAACAGCTTTAGATAACATCCAATCTGCTTGTAATTTTCTACCCCACTTATTAAGTTCTTTATTTGCATGAGTACCTTTAGCTTTATTACCATATAAGTTAGTTGATTTAACATAATCCATATCTTTAAGAATTTGAGGTACATCTGCTAATCTATGTAAAGCATTTTTTTTATCAAAATAACTAAACAATCCTTTTAAATTACTTTCATAATTTGCTTCAGCATTATAAAATTCTAATACTCGTAATGTTATTTCATACGCTTCTTCAGCTAATCTAGGTCTACCTGAATACTCTGCTACAATTCTATCTGTAAAAGTATCCATTACCATCATACTAAATAATGATGTACCAGTATCTGCATCAATAGGGTCAATACCTGCAATATATCTACCACGAGCTATTTCACCTTCAGCATTAGTTTTAGGCATTTCAAATATTTCTAATCCTCCTGTTTTATTAGAATCTTTATCATAACTTCTAATAGGATAAATATCTGAATTAGGTTTCCATTCAACTTTACCTGATGCAGTTCTAATAAGTTCTCCTACATAATGTTCAGCTAAAAATTGTTCACGTTTAGCAGCAATACTTTCAAGATATTCTTTTAAATCAGATACAGGAAACAATGTTCCTTCAGTTCTCATTACCGCTTCTTGAGGAGTAACAGGTTCTTCAGCTTTCTTTTGAGTAATAGCATTAGGGTCAGATGAGTTATATTTTACAATATATCTATCTTTTAAGATTTCAATCATTGCTTTAATTACATCTGGTTCACCGTTTACTTCTTCATAACATCCATTACGATTCATATATGCACCCCAAAAGAATCCACATAACGATTCACCTGTAGCACCTTTATCAAACACATTAGGTATTCCATAAATGTTATATGCAGAACAATTATAAAATAGTTTTTCAGAACCTTCAAAAGAAGCTCCTTCAGTACCACCTGTTCCACCTGCAAGCATGTAACCAAACGCTACATCACCATCTTCTACGGCTTTTCTATTTACACCCCATGCTTTTTCAAGATTAGGAAATAAACCATCTTCTTCATAATGAATAAGTGGTCCACGAATACCCCTTGCTTTTTCAGGATTATCTTTTAACGATATACCAAATACAGAAGACATTATACCTTTACGTGTACCATATTCATCTTTAAATCCTAATTGAACATTCATGTTTCTTGTATCATCTACAAGACGCATTTTAGGTAAAGGTGTTGTTTCAGCAATCCAATCTAATGTATCTAAAACTTTACCCCATATACCTTTATCTCCAGATAAGAATGTTTTTTCAGAAGCTAAGTGAAAATTAGGATTACCTGAACCTGGTAACGTGTACATATTACAAGGAGATATACTACCCATTTTAAAACTAAATCCAACTCCACGAGTTTTTAATAATTTACCATGTTGTCCTCTAACTCTACCTTGTTCCATATAGTGATAAAACAAATAATCACCTAACCAAGGTTTAGGAAACTTTCTTTTACGTTCACCTTTCTTTTTACCATCTTTAGTAACACCTACAGTTTCAACTAACCATATTGGGCTATAATTCCAATAAAAATATAATTGTCCTGGAATCCATTCACCATCAGAAGGTCTTACTACACCGTCTTTCCATTTACGAAGTTCGTCTTTCCAAAACTCAGCATATTCTGATTTAGGATTTGGATTAGGTGTTAAATGTGTATATCTACCATGTTTTTCAAAATATAATGCTTTTTTTCTAAAGTAATCCATATCTTCAAGAATATGAGGATTAGATAAATCTACTTCAATTCTACCATCATTATAATTTTCAGATTTAGGTCTGTCTTTAGCATAACCTCTTG